CTTGAAATTCTTAAATGTTTCAGTCCAGACAGGGCGCATTACTATTCCGTCAATGACTGTCTTTTTTCTTCGCTTTTGCTTTGTCGCTAACATAATGTATATTATTTTTGTATATTAAACTTTTTTGTTGCGTTGTGATACTTCTTGGGGTTGTATCACGGTGCAAATATAAGTAATATTTTACTTGCAAACATATATTTCAAGTAAAATTATTCTATTTAGAATCAATCTAAATAATCAAATTATGGAAGATTTTGTAAAACAAAGGATTAGAATAGTTTTGGATAGATTTAATTCTAATCCTACGACTCTTGCTAAAGAGCATTCTGTTAATCAGAAAACACTCAATAATCAAATCAACTCAAATACTCAACTTTCTTCAAGTACAATATTACTTATATTAGAATCGTTTGAGAAAGTCTCTGCCGAATGGCTTCTCCGAGGTAAAGGCGAAATGCTATTGAGTGATTCTGCTCCTTTGCCTGTGAAATTATTAGATGAAGAGATAATATCTCTCCGTGCCGAAAATGCTGTACTCCGAGAGATGGTTGGCTTAAAAAGAAAGAATGATCGCCAATCGGAGACCGAGATTGCATAGTGATTGATTTTAAAACAAGAGAAAAGATAAAGTGAAAAGTTTTTTTTTTAAATGATTACTCTATACAATGTATTAGGGGTAAAAGACAATGCTACCCTTGAAGAAATAAAAGCGTCGTATAGAAAATTATCTTTGATATACCATCCAGATGTTACAGGTGGCAACTCTGAGATGTATTTAAAGATACAAAATGCATATAATACTCTTTCCGATCCTCAAAAGAGGATGGAATATGATATGCGCCTATATCGATTGATGCATCAGTCTAATAATGATAATATGCGGGGACAACAAAATAAAGAAAATGAGTATAATAATGTAACGCATCAATATCGAGAATCAAGACAGGCAAACAGTAGCTCAAAAACGTCTACTAATAAAGATAAACAACGTCAATCTGCATATCATCAAGCGGGTGTAGGATGTTTAACGATACTTGCAAAATCATTTTTAACAGTATGTGGCATATTGATTTTAATTTGGATATTAAATGAATATGAAGAATCAAATCATTCAATGGATAAAAATATCGATGCAGAAAGCGACAAATTAATTGCCGAAGAGGTCGTTGCTCCAAGAGAAGAATCCTATTACAAAGGTAATCAATTAAAAAATGGAGCATCTCCATACAGTGCTTATATTGGAAAAAACAAATATGATAAAAGCATTGATAATTATATCTTAATAAAAAATGGTTCAAAAAGCGATGTCGTTGTTCTTTTATACAATATTCTAAGTAATACTTGCGCAAGAAATACTTATATCCAAGCAGGAGTTAATTTTAAGATTCGCAATATACCTCAAGGAATTTACAAAATGAAATGTTTTTATGGAAATGACTGGAATCCTAATCTAACAATGCCCAATGACATTATAGGGGGATTCGAAACAGATGTTTCTTTTAGCGAAACAGGGGAAAACGATTATTTTGATATGTATCTGAAAGAGGACGAATCTGGTACGTCTATTCCCAATTATACAGTAACTCTTTATCAGGTTAGAAATGGTAATCTATCTATGCCTACAATAAGTAAAGATAAATTTTTTGGAAAAACAAACTAAATATAAACGACATGAGAAAAATCTTAGTTATTATTTCTATTCTATTTGTATGTATATTTATTTCTTTTGCAAAAGAAATAAATAGAACATTTTACGGATTAACCTTTCACACAAGTTACAAAATAGTGAGATGGCATTTAGAAAAAGAAAAACACAATGTATTGGAAGAAGATCAAAGTATTGTTATGTATGATAATGTTCGTATTGGAGGTTTCAACTTTGACAATGCTACTCTATCTTTTTATAACGATTTATGGAAATCTGTAGTATATTCATCTGGACATATTAATAAAGATCAAGCCATTGACAAATTTAATACGATAAAAAATGCGTTAACATTAAAATACGACATGTATGTACTAAAAGAAGATACTGATATTATAATATTTGAAGATGACAGAACGGGCATAATATTATACTGGGAATATGGTGAATCAAGGGGAGGAAAAATGTTCTATTATGTTACATTATCATATTATGATAAGAACCTATCAGATAAACAGTTTCAAAAAGAACAAGATGAGTTATAAATAGGACCAAACCACAATTACACCTTATGGGCAAAATATTATAGATGAATCATTTAACAAATCTTGAATAAATTCATATGAACACAAAAATTAAACAGACATTAAAGTTACTTTTAGTTGTAACTTTATTGGTATCCTTGACTGGAGCCGCTCAAGTGGCAAATGTATATATTTGCACTGGTAGATACGCTAAAGTGTACCATTCCAACAAGAACTGCAAAGGACTGGATAATTGTAAAGGGGAAGTTAAGTTGGTTTCTTTGGAAACGGCTAAACAACAAGGTAAACGAGCTTGTAAACTGTGCTATAAAAAATAGAGAGAATCCCCCATCACCAAGTTTAGATGCTTAGCGATGGGGAATTCTGGGTTATGGAATTTAAATTCAATCCTTCCCCCAATTTTGTTTTATCCAGTCAAACATATTTTTGGGTTGAGTTGGTCCAAAGCCGGCCCACGTGTCTCTATCTCCATCCAATTCAATAACCATAACTCGATTTTCAGAATAAAGCTTACATATTTTGTCTCTAAGTATTGATGCTGTCATTTGACCAGAACTATCTACCAACAGCCACATATTACTAATCCAATGCCACCACCCCAATTTATTATCTTTTATAAATTGTATAAAATGCATCTCCTTTTCTTTGGGGATGTTGTCGCTATAACAAACTACAAATCTTTTTTTCATATTCCATCCTCCTTTGATAGTCGAGAGTTACATTCGTTTGGTTGACGATTATTAGATAATGGTGCAATTCCAGTCACATCATCACCCATAATTCCTTTTTCAATAGCCAGTTTTTGAATAGTAAATTTTTCACTTCTTAATGAATCTCTATCATTTATCAAACAATATATGTAAACAAAAAAGAATACAGCAACTCCTAAGCAAAAAATAACAGCCAGCATTATAGTTAACCAAATAGGCGATCCAAATTTTAGTAATGTCAAAATACCTCCAATTATTAGTGCTAAGAACCATGTCAAAGGTTTCAATATTGTGGATTTTGATCCGCTTGCATCTGAACGTGAAAGAAGTTCTCTAATACCTGTTATGGACATAACGATTATTATTTAATGCAGCAAAGATGGTTAAAATCTTTAATATAACAAATCCCTGAATACAAAATTCAATTTACCTGGGATTGATAGAAAGAAGTTCATTCCGATTATAAAAGAAGCAAAAAAAATCCATCACCAAGTTTATTAGATGCTTAGCGATGGGGGAAATCCAGATTGTAGCCCCTGAGTGTAAATAAAGTGTTCGATAATTTGCGAATATTTGCAAAAAAGGTAACTTTGCACAAAGGAACGGAAAGATATGATTATTGAATTTGACAAGGACTATTTGCGTGAACTCTATACAGAAGGTAGAACGAACGACAAAAAGCACCGCTACCAGCCAGAAGTGATAAGAGGTTATCAAAAGGCAGTTTTTGTGCTTTCTTCCGCAAATACCATTACCGACTTGTTCCGAAACAATGCACTCAATTACGAGGTTTTGAAAGGGGATAAGAAAGGTATTTCATCCGTGCGGATAAATCGGCAATACCGACTTGAATTTACCGTTAGGGATGTTATGAATGAGCAAATAGTAACAGTCTGCCGTTTGCTGGATATTAGTAATCATTACAAATAGTTGTGGATATGGAAACAAAAAAAACTTACGCACCGCACGAGCTACAACCGTCCACCCCGATACATCCGGGAGAAATACTGAAAGACGAGTTAGAATCACGTGGAATGTCGCAAAGGAAATTTGCGGCTGTAATTGGTGTTTCTTATTCCGTGCTTAACGAGGTGATAAACGGCAAACGCCCGATAACCACCGAATACGCATTGAAGATTGAGGCGGCAACCGGAATACCTGCTTACATATGGGTGAATATGCAATCCAATTACGACATGCAGACCGCTCGGCGTGACAGTAAGCTGTCTGCGATATTGGATAACATACGCAAGGCTGTTGCTGTTTTGTAACGTTTACGCAAGTTTTCTTTTAAGGCATATTTTAAAGGCGGCGAATTTATTTTCGTCGCCTTTTTTATTACATAAAAGTTTAACTTCAACCCTAACCCAAGCGCATTCATTATCCGATAAAATGTACCTACACTTGGATTAAATGTTTCAATATAATACAACCTGTTCGGGTCTTATTTGCGTTTCTTTCCTGATGTAGATAATATACATTATGTTAGCGACAAAGCAAAAGCGGAGAAAAAAGACAGTCATTGACGGAATAGTAATGCGCCCTGTCTGGACTGAAACATTTAAGAATTTCAAGGTTGGTGAATCAAAGACATTCTACCGACCGGACCTAACCACAACCCAGGCCCGTGTCATAGCTGCAAGGCTGAACACTTCCACAAACATGAAATTTTCTGTCTCTACTGGAGAATTGGAAGAATACTGTATTGTAAAACGGGAGGCGTGAGTTATTGTCTCTCAGATGATAACAATTACAAAGTTAAGCAATCCCAGCAGAGGGTAGTGCCTCCGCTGGGAACAAAAAAAACAAACAACCCTATGAACGCAGAAATAACATTCTTCGAGAAATCGGTCACCTACGACAAGTTTGTGACGGATATAGCCGCCCGTCTCGCTTCATTCATGAAAGAGGACAAAGACGATCCGGAATATATCTCACAGCGGAGAGCGGAAAGAATATACGGACAGGCAAACGTACTCCGCTGGAGAAGATCAGGAGCTATCAAACCAATAATAAGACCGGGTAAGATAGAATATCCAACGGCCCAACTGAAAGAGTTAAGCCGTGTAGACGAGATATTCATCAGATGGCAATTGAGCAAAAAGAAAAAATAAACCAACCGTCGGAGTTTTCCGATATCCGCTCCTTTAGCTCAGACAGGTCAGAGCAGATCACTCATAATGATAAGGTCGCCGGTTCAAGTCCGGCAGGGAGCACCGATATAGACGTTCTTTAACATTGTGGATTAAATCCTGCCTTCCAGTAAATAGGCTTTTGCTTGGGCTGGTAGACGGGTCGTTTCAATCGATCAGCAACAAACTGTATGAGGTTATCGCTTCCGGTGTTGTTTAACCGGTGTTGTCGATGTGAGGTTGTGACGCGTAACGTTCATCTTTCAGATGATCCCTTTCGGTGTTACTCGGTCATGGAGTTGGTCAACCGTCGTTACGAATAAGATATATCCCGGACATGAAGGCGCTACGCTGCTGATTGGATCGGCCTCCGGGAACGAATTAAAAAACGTGATTATGAAAGTACTTATTCAAAAAGAAGTAAAGACAAAACGCTTACGTGAAGTAAGAATCGGGGAAACCTTTAAAAAAGAAATGCACATTGCAGAACAGGTAACAACCCTTTATATCATAGGAATCCCCGTTTTCCGGAAGAAAGAATTATTCAGCGATTAATTCCCTGATCTGATCAAGACTTTGATCTACATACAAAACAGCAGTAGCATCCGATCTTGAATAGGCAAAATGCACAACAGAACCAGACAAGTCGCTTCTTTCGACATAAGAAATAGAATTAACATTCACGATAAATTTGTCTTTCCCAGAATTTAGTTCAATAAACTTGCTCATTTTCTTAATTTTTTTGATTTGACACTACAAAGTTAAGAAAACCCGGTACAAAGGCGCGAAGCTGTCGATCGGATCGGCTGCCGGGGACAAATTTTTACTCAACTAATTCTTTAATTTTTATTGTTTACAGCTAACGAAGTTGGCAAAACCAACTTATCCGTATCCTCTTGCGACAAGCCGATACGGTTTCTTTTTTGACTCTTTTTATTTCCATACTATATAACTCGTGGCAATCCCTATCCGGGTATCCTTGCGGTGGTTGGTTAAGAAGACCGTATTGCCACATAACAAACATTGATATGAAAGAAATATTTATTCCGCCTTAGAGATGGTTGGGCGGCCAAATAAACAAGGTGAAAATTTTAATTATATCAACGTGTCTCGCCTAAAAAGCTCACCTGGGTTTACACGCGGATCGAGTCCGCGATTGGCCTCAGTTATTTTTTATTGGTTTAGAATAAGTAGTAATATCGCCGTATCGGCCTGTGACAGGTAGATACGGTTTCCTTTTTGAAACAAATTTAAAAATCAACGATATGGAAACAGAAAACAAAATCATCTTTGTGATGGCCTTGCTTATGGCAATAGGCAGTGGTGTCGGGATGTTCTACAACTATTCCCTTGTTCTCTTCTTTGCATGTGGCCTTTCCTTATTATATGCAATACATAAGGAGGAACGGAAATGAAGGAGATCTACATCAAGAACCCGGACGGCGATCTTTGCTACGACGGAGAAGAAACCAATGATCCAGAATTCGACGAAATGTTGGAAGATTGGAGGTTTGAAATGAACACGTACAACTATTAAAACATAGCAAATGAAAACAAAAGAAGACTTGCAGGCGATGAGCCACGGAGAGCTCGTTGAATACGCATTGGAAGCACAGAATAACATAATTATTGCATGTGACTATCAAAGAAAATGCATAAGGCTGGAGGAGATCCTTTCCGCCATCGGCATCGTATATGAGGCTTACAAAAACGAACAACATTAAAAACAGTATAATAATGGAACAACAGATTCAAACAACAGAACTGCAGATTACCCAGGCAAAACAAGCTGCCGAATTTGCACTTACTCCGGTCGGACAGATGGTGAAACAGTTCGAGGTCATGCAACGCATGGCAAAGATGTACACGGAAAGCACAATCGTACCAGAAGCCTATAAAGGCAATGTTGGCAACTGTGTGATTGCGATTGATATGGCAACACGTATGGGCGTGAATTCGCTGATGGTCATGCAAAACCTTTACATTGTCAAGGGCAACCCCTCATGGTCGAGCAAATTCCTTATTGCTACCATCAACATGAGTGGTAAATATTCATCCCTACGATACCGAAAACGAAGTCTCGGTAAGGTCGGAAAGATCAAATATAACGAAACGGTTTGGGATAATGTTGCTAAGCGTAATACCATAGTGGTAAAAGAGTTTGACGGTACAGATGTTGACAACATTGAATGTATTGCCTACGCAACTGAACTTTCTACAGGGGAGACACTTGAATCCGATCCTATAACGATTGAAACGGCAATTAAGGAAGGATGGTATACAAAAACCGGTAGCAAGTGGGTTACAATGCCAAGCCTTATGCTTACTTATCGTGCTGCTGCATTCTGGCAACGTATGTACTGTCCTGAAATCAGCATGGGATTCTTGACTAAAGAAGAAGCTGACGACATACAGGATGTCGAATATGAAGAAATCAAGCCAAAAAACAAGCTGGCCGATCTGGCAAGCAAAGCAGCCGTCCAAAAAAAAATGGAAGAACAGCAACCATACCCGGTTGAAAAAGCAGAGACGGATAGTAAACAACCCTCACAAAAAACCCTGTTATGATTGATAATGCAGCACAGCATACGATAGCTTGGTTCCGCGCCCGTCATGGGAATATCACAGGCAGCAATGTCGGCTTACTAATGAAAAGCGGGCGCACGGACATCTTTTCTGAAACAGGGAAAAGCTACATATATCAAATAGCATCAGAAAGGGCAATGAATCCGGCTATCGTTAATGACGATAGCCAGTTTGCCGAATATCTCAAGCAAACGGAAGTGACCAGCAAGGCGATACGATGGGGCAACGAACAAGAGGCGGATGCTCGCAACCTGTATGCCGAAATATCCGGTCTGCATATTGTGGAGGTCGGTTCGTGCAAACATCCTACCATTCCACATTTTGCCAGCAGTCCAGACGGTTTTTACTACGACGAGAACACCGGCATAAAGTCCTGTCTGGAAATAAAATGTCCCAACCAGGCAACATTCATGCGCTACAAGAACGAGATTTATGACAACGCATCCCTATTAAGCGTAAAATATGAATACTTCTACCAGTGCATGGCACACATGATGTGTACAGGGGCGAAAGAGGTATATTTCATTGCCTATAATCCATATCAATCCGATCCGATACACATCGTCCGTATCCTGCCGGATGAAAAAATATTCGCGGAGATGGAGAGGCGTATACGCCTTGCTAACGATATGATAGATAAAATAATTAATTGAAATGGAAACTAACTATCAGAAAAATACACCTGACAATTTTGGGCAAATAAGATGGCTTGACAAATACATGGAAGGTCATAAAGGATTCATTGCCGGAGGATGTTTTAAGAATATCCTTTCCGGAGAAAGAGTAAAAGACATTGATATTTTCTTTGAAAGTGAAAGCGATTTTCAGGAAGCTGTTAATTTGTTCAATGAAGGAAGACATCAGAAAGAAGGATGGAAATTTAAGTATAGGAATGAGAAGGTATGCGCATTCCAGAAAGAGGGAGAAAAGGTATGGGTAGAGTTCATAGAGTCAGAGTTCGGAAAGCCAGAAGAGATTCTCAGGAGCTTCGACTTTACTGTGGCAAAAATGGCTTACTATAAGGAGCCTAAATACGAAGAAAAGGAAGATGATTATTTTCCATTCTCATCTGCAAGTATAGTAGCATACGAGTACAAACTACTCTATCATGAGAAATTCTTCGAACATCTTCATATGAAGAGGCTGGTCATTGACGAAAATATTCCTTTCCCAATCAGCACATGGGAGCGTACATACCGGTACAAAGGCTATGGTTATGACATGTGTCGGGAAACCAAGAAAAAACTTTTAGAAGCTATTCAGAAAACGGATTTAGATTCTGCCGATTTATCCATGTATAATAATGGTGGATGGGACTAATAAAAAATATAGAGAAATGAACACACAATTAGCAATCAAAGAAAGCGATCTTGAACTGGTCGTTAGTGAAAAAACATTAGGTAGCCTTACTACTAATGCGATCCAAATCAGAGACATGGTAAAATCAACTCTTCCCATGTACGATATATCTAACTATAACGATGACAATATCGACCAAGCGAAGAGAGATAAAGCTGCTCTCAACAAGGCGGCCAAACTTCTCAACTCAAAACGTCTTGAAATCGAAAAGGAATTTATGAAACCTTTCGGGGAGTTCAAGGAAGTTGTGGCTGAAACCGTAAAATTGATTGGCGAATGCTCTGCCAAGATTGACACGGTAGTCAAGCAGAACGAACAGCAGTATAAAGACAAGAAACTTGCCGTTATCCGTTCCTACTTCGACGATGGAAATACGACTCTGATCGACTTTCGGAAAATCTTCAAGCAGGAATGGCTTAACAAGTCCACAAGCATGAAAGCGGTACAAGCAGACATTGAAACGGTTTTCGCTAAGGTTGACGAAGATCTTGAAACGCTTAAAGGCTTTGGCGGTGATGATTTTGACGTACTTCGCACATACTATATGGACACGATGAACATTGGCAATACCATCCAGTATGCTAATCGTCTGAAGGAACAACGCGAACGTGCCCAAGCAGCAGAAGAAGCACGTATCAAAGCTGAACAGGAACGAAAAGAACAGGAAGAAGCACGTAAGAAAGTAGAAGCAGAACAACCCAAAGTTAGCCAACCCAATCCTTTTAATACGGCTAATCAAAGGATGAATGGGCAACCTTCTTTTATGGATCAGCCTAAAGAACAGCCTGTGCCGGCACAGCCGGAACTTCTAACTCGTGCCTTCAAGGTCACAACAACCCGTGAAAATATTATCGCTCTCGGCAACTTCATGAACGAACACGGCATTGACTTCGACAAGATAGAGGTTCCATGACTTGAGGATGAAGACAGGATAAGTAAAACAGATATTAAAACAATCATAGGTCTGCTCAATCGATCGCAAGTACTAATAGACGCCAACTGCTCTAAGCCGGTCGATCTGGATGTAGCCCGCAGATGCAGGAAGATGGCCCGTAAATTAGAAAGGAGCTTGAAATGAATGATTACGAATACATCCCGGATTGGAAAGTCTGGGAATAGTCAATAGTGTGTTTTGCATGGTATTAGTTTAGGTTAGTTTCCCCTTGCCGTCCGTGAGGATATGCAGAGGGGAGTTTTGGGACGAAAGGGAGTGGTCACATAAGCCATGCGTCAGAGCGGTTCGATTCCGCTCCGTCCCACAAATAGGTTGAACGAATTAAAAGAAATAGAGTATGATGCACAATTGGTTTGAATGTAAAGTCTCCTATGAAAAGATAATGGAGGACGGAAAGCAAAAGAAAGTGACGGAGCCCTATTTGGTCGATGCCTTGTCGTTTACAGAAGCAGAGGCTCGTATCATCGAAGAATTAACCCCTTTTATCAGCGGTGAGTTTGTGATAAAAGACATCAAACGGGCAAAGTTGTCCGAGATATTCTTCAATGAGAATGGCGACCGCTTCTATAAGATCAAAGTCTACTTCATTACGCTTGATGAGAAAAGCGGAGCTGAAAAGAAAACAGCTGCACAGATGCTGACACAAGCCTCCAATTTGAAAGAAGCTATCGAAGTGCTGGAAAAAGGAATGAAGGGCACTTTGGCCGATTACGAAATTGCTTCTGTCACCGAAACCGCACTCATGGATATATTCCCGTATGATGCCGAAGATGACAAAGATACGGATAAAACAGCCGACGCCAACAATCCATCCGTTCGCAAATTCTTCCAGTCCCTACCTGAAGGGTGTAAGACGGAAATCACCGTATCGGGAAAGAAGATCATCGTAGACAAGACCGG